GTCTGCCACGTTTGGCCGGTGCTTTCGATCCAGTTGGCGTACTCGGAACAAGTAACGATACTGTTCCAGTAGACTTCTCCGTTTGCGTCGTGGACTTCCCCATCAACAACGACAACCAAAAGGAAGGTAAGAACCATTTCATCTTTACTTTCATTAATACACCTCGTTACTTCGTTAAATTTTTTGTCTTTTCATATGAACGTAAACCACCAATTCCTAACATCCCACCTAGAACCGTAAGAAGAGTACCCATATCAAACTCAGGTAAATCAGGTAGATCTACCCCAGAGGCGGTTAAAACAAAAACTAATAGGGGTTGAAGCACGAAGTGGTATCCAAACGCGATGGCGCATATCCACCCAACAGCAGGGCGCCAACCTCCCTTAAACAAGCTACCAGATGCCGCTTCAGCCTTGTTAATCTCTAACTGAGCTAACAAAGCTTGCTGGGCATGGGTATCGGACATGGTCGCTATCTCGTGGGCCAATTGAGCCTTTTGATCTTTGTCCTCGATAAATTTGTCTAAGATACCCGTGACAGGGCCAATCAAACTTGAAATGATACTCACTTCTTTTTCCTCTTTTTCAACACAGTCTTCAGCGTTCTAGCTTGACCAGCGTGTGACTTAGACGCTTTCTGCAAACCCTTTATAACTTTTTTAATTTTCTTGTCAGACATTATCTATCCTTCTGTTCTTTCTCATACGTTATAGATGCTTTGTTCTTATCAGCCTTACCAGCGTAAGCATTGAAGCCCATGAACGCCGCTACTACGCCGGACGCCGCGATTACATATACAGATGCGATGTCTGTAATAAGAGTTGCTGCCTTGTCAAATCCCAGAACTGAAGCAAACAAAATAATAAATGGATAGATCAACATACCAATGCAACACCAGACAACCAGCATTCGTTCCGTATTTCGTTTGAGATCTTGGTCAGCTATTTCTAAACGCGCTGATTCAAGGGAAAGCCTGTTCCACTCACTGCGTTCAATAGTGCCGTTACCGTTTGTATCTGCTTTTTCAAACTCTGTCACGACGTTGTCTCCATCTTGCGTAGTTCAGTGCAATATCTTTATACCTACTGATTATAACTATTTTACCCTTTTTGTCCACAACGACCCATTGCGGTGTCTTTACATGTCCTGTGTAGGTCACATACATAAACATAAAAACCCATCACCACTTGTCCTGACCTTTACCTAGGTAGTAAACAACAACAGCTAATATTCCAACGGCGCTTAAAAGTATTATAACGGCTAATGTTATGTCTATAATTTTTTGTCTCATCTCTTCTTTGGCATAAACCGCGTCACGTTGCGCTTTACGTTGCTGTGCCTCAATCGCCACGATTTCATTCCAAGCTGCCGGTCCATACGTCCAACTGATATGAGCCCGAAGCTCCTCACGCATTTCTTTTAGCTTCTGTTTTTTAGTCCATATGTCCAACGCTGAAGCCTGCGTGTCGGTAAACATTTTGTACATTGGAGGTTTCTTGGCTTTTTGTTCCAAAAAATCCATGTCAGCTACAGCTTTACTCCACGACGAAAGAGTATTGCCCATTGACGTTATGTCTTTGCCAACAGCTATAGCCTTCTTCAAACCAGAAAAAGCCGCTGTAGCGGCTGTCATTGCGGTAATCGGATCAATCATGAAACCTGCTTTCAGCCTCTGCGATTCAACCCTTCTCGCTGAACCTCAATACGCTCCCGATTTACGTCGTTCCTGTTGCCAGCGATGTCCTCTTGACTTTCAATCTTAGCCGCGTCTGTTATAGCGCGTTGCTCCATTTTAGCTGCTTCAAGTAACAACTCAGACTTATCTGTTTGCGCCTTGCGTTCAGCTTCTTGCTGCTTAACACCTAGTTCCTGCATACGAATCTGCACTAACGGATCAGACATTGGATCCTGTCCAGGCGGTATCAGATCAGCAAGTGTGGCCTGCATGATCTCTAGCTGTTGTATAGCAACCAGTTTCTCCATCTCGGCAGGGTTCTGCATGTTCTGCTGAACCTCCATGATCTGCTGTTGTGCCAGATTAGGATCTAGTTGTCCGGCCTGCACCTTCTGTTGAACCTGTACAATCAATCCTTCGATCTCTTGCATCACAGCCTGACGTGCCTTCATAGCAATGTGTTCTTGAACGTGGGCGTAAAACGTACCCATAACCTGTGGAGAAGTCGTAACCAAAGGCGTCTTCATAAACATTACATGTATCTTAATATGTGCGTCATGGTCCTGATCTGGGAATGACTGCAACAACTCACCCATCAACGCACGAGCATTCTCTACCGCAGGGTCTAACGGTTGCGGTTGCGGTGGTGGTGGAAGTATCTCGTCAATGTTCTGCACCTCTAGAGCCATGTACATACGGCGATAGGCTGCATGCAGATTGTGCATCTGTGGGTTAGATTGAGCCAACTGCAACTGCGTCTGGGCTAATGTAACACGCTGCGCCATCGAGAAGATGTTGGGATCACTGACTGGTATAATGTCCACACGTCCATCAAAGTCCGTAGCCATGATCGTGCGCTCTGCACCGGCTACGTCATACGGATATTCCTGTGGTAGGTTGTCGGCAAAAATCCGCGCAAGAATGCGAAACTCTGTTTTCTGTGCGTAGTGCAACCGTTTGTGGATTGCAGACATAACCTTCATGCCCCGCTCCAGCATAGCCATCGTTGTGCCAACCGGAGTCTCTTGGTTCATGTTGTTAGTCTGTTCGTCTGCTAAAGAAACAAACCGGCGTCCGCCCTCAATCAGCGCGCCCAGCAACTGGGCCAACGTAGCAGAAGGTTCTTTGTAGGGCAGCGGGATAATAGAGTCCCGTATGTTGCCACCAGGGGCATCAATGTCCCGCCATTCTCCAGGCTGTAAAGGCTCATCGTCGTTTCGAACCTTTACACCCCGAGCCTTGAAACCCGCTGGGAGGTTGGCGAGTGTTCCGGCATCGATCAACTGGCGTAGGATACTTGTAGCTGCGCGTCCTAATCCACCAATCATATGGATCAAACCGAAGCCATAAAAACCCAACCCAGGCATAAACTTGTAGTGAACAAAATACTGACGCTTCTTAGCAAGATCAGTTCCCTCGTCGTAGTTCCTGCGTACTGATAGGATATCGCCCGACGATTCATCTAATGTAACAATGTAAGGTAGTTGAATGCCCGTAGGCTCTCCGTCAGGAGACATGTCCTCAAAACCCTCAAGGTCTAAATCAACATGCATCTCCAACAAAGTATAAACTTCATCAGTATAAGTCTTGGATACACCTTGGATCTCGTCAACCTTCTGACGAACCTCGTCGGGCTCTCCGTCTCCAACCTTTAAATCAACGTCGCGATAGAACCCCGCAACCTGCATCTTTCGAATCTGGTTGTAGTCCATACGCAAAACATGCGTAACCCTCGATGCTGTCTGCAAATCAGACGCCGAGTACGGAACCACAAGATCCTGCGCCGGTATAAACTTAGATACCGACCGCTGCTTCGCTTCATCAAAGTAAACTTTTTTGAATGTCGATCCCGACAACGGTAAATAAAACAATAGTTGATCCATGTCGGGATCGTATTCATCCATGACTTCCATGATCTGGTAGTTCATGTATGCTTTCACGCGGTGTGCTTGAGCCTCGCGCTCTGAATCCTGTTTGCCTAACACCTGAGTCTGAACGGGCCCACCGGCCGGTAATAGCTCCTTGTAGGCTTGTGCTTGGAATTGGGTCACACTCTCCGCTATAAGTGGGTGAGTGACACCAGAGGCCCCTTGGAATGGCTCTGTGCGCTCTTGCTGGCGAATGCCTAGCTGATCTAAACCTTTTGTGTACGCTTCTTCCCAATCAGAACGTGAATCCTGATCCTCTTGATACGACGATCTAAGCTCAGAAGATAACTCCCCCATGTATCCGTCATCTAAAAACTCAGCGAGGTTAACGTCATGCTCCATAGGAGCCTCGCTCTCGGCTTGCTCAATCATGTCCGCAAGGGACTGAACTATCGCGGATCCGTCTTCGTTCTGTATAACCTCTGCACCCCCAGAGAAATCTTCCGGAGAATCAATGGCAACATCTACCGAAGGCAACATTTCGTCTACCCCGCCCTGCATCGAGCCGGCGTCTACAAGTGAACCCATTGGGCGTGGTGGCAAGGCCATTAATAATACTCCCGTTTCCGCGGAATAAACTCTTCTCCGCTGTCTTCACCCTCAAGCGATATAAAACCACCTTGGCGAAAACGCATTAATGCTAGTGTCATACTATCACAATAGTCATCGTGATCTCCATTAGGAAATGATACTACTTCTTCTATAACTTCATCTGCGAACTTCTTGTCCGAAGGAGCCCAGACAACACCCGCCTCAAACAGTGGGGCCACCATGTGCATTCGTGTTACCTTATCACGGCCTTTGCCTGGTGAGAAGCCTAATGCTGGTATTCCGCGCTGTCTTAGCTCGTCTATTAACGGTTGACCACTGGCTTTCGCCTCTACAATCACCATATCAGGGTCCCAATACTCGTGTTCTTCGTAAGCTTTTTCCTTTAACTCAGGGAAATTCCACCTACCGCGCTGGGCATCTAGCAAAACAACGTTGTCTGGCCCACCATCCTCCGGTTTGAACACACCCCACGTCGTAATAGCAGAGTAATCCGCAGTTTCTTTCTTGGAAAATGCCGTATCATACGCCTGTAATATGTAATCAAGCCGCGGAATCTCTTCTTCTTCCCACAATTTCCACCATTCGCGCTTAATAATAGAAGAACCTGACGATGTTGGCTCTTGCTGCCACTGAGCGGACCATTTTCCTACAGGCAATGACGCTTTAATGCCTAACAGCGCGTCCTTTTCCCAGAACTCCGGCCATAATGGCTTGCCACTGGGCAGAATTGCAGGAAATTCCACAACTTCCCACTTGTCAGACATGATATCACTGCCCTGCTGGGCCAATAATCTGCCTGTCAAGTCTTTTTTACCCCACCGAGTCATAACAATTATGATCGAACCACCAGGTTGGAGACGCTGACGGGGTCCAGAGGTGTACCATTCGTATGCGTGGTCGAATGCAGTGTCGCTTAACGCATCTTGTTCCGAATGCGGGTCGTCAATAACGAGTAAATCCGCACCACGGCCCGTGATGGCGGCTCCCACACCAGCCGCAAAGTATTCTGCACCCTTGTCAGTGCCCCATTTACCCGCGCCTTTATTGTCTTCTTTAAGGTTTGTCTCTGGAAATATCTCTTTATACGCTGGATCATCAATTAAATCCCTTACTTTTCTGCCAAAACGCACAGCAAGCTCTGTGTTGTGCGTAGCTTGTATGATTTTTAACTTTGGGTTACGCCCCAAGAACCATGCCGGCATCAAATAACTAGCAAACTCTGACTTAGAATGTCGAGGCGGCATGTTAATAATCAGTCGTTTGCACTCTCCACGGGCAACAGCCTCTAGCTTTTCAGCTATAACGCGATGATGAGCGCCCTCAATGAAGTTCTCATACACATGGTGAGCAAAGGGCATGAAGTGATCATACGCCTCTTCCTGTAAATCTAGGCGCTTCTTAGCCTCTGTAAGCGCCAAAATCTCTTTTAGCGCCTCTTCGGGTAGTGCCTGTAAATTCATGCGCTACGCCTTGTTCGTGTCCTTGCGGCTCTAGCCCCGTAATTAGGGTTGGGGTTAGGACGATAGTACGCTCCGCCTGTTGGACGAACGCGCTCTGGCATGTCGTCCTCCATCTGGCAACGCCACTCTCCGTTGATCTGAACCGCTACAAATCCTTCTGGACACTCAAACGGTGCATCCTCTTCTGCTACGGGACCGTCATCGTCGTCGTCATCATCATCATCTACAGGAGGATCAATCTCAACAACTACATCGTCATCGCCATCAACATCTACCGGTTCATCTACCTCTACGGTAATGTTGTCGTCATCGTCGTCCGGTTGAACCACTGGCTGTACAAAGGTAGTGTCTACAACTGTTTCCGGTTCAGTAACAACTTGCTCGACCACAGGGGGAGTTTGAACAACCACGGGTCTCGTAGTGTTAGGATCAGTAACAACCACCTCAGTAGTGTTGGTAGTGCCATCAATTGTTACGTTCTCATTCACAGGAACATTGACCTCAGTAGTAACATCAGTCGGAGTGATAACCTCTCCCTCGTTGATAAACACTTCTGTCTCAGTGGGGTTTGCTGCGTCTACCTCCATACTGCTAGTCGTACCCTCAATAATCGGGCTCTCGATCGCGGGACTTGTGTCTCTTGTTACTACTGCGTTGTCTGCGTCTAAGATCTCTCCTTGAAGACCACCTACTTCACTTTGAGTTGTGTCAAGAGTAGCAATGCCCGTGTTCGCTGTATTTAAAGGAACAACATTTGTTCCTGTTCCACCAGACGCATCCAGTGCGACACTAGACGCAGGAACCAGTGATGTACTTGGTCCAGTGGCAATAGAACGGATTTGGTCCGGTACTCCCATCGCATTCTCTGCTAACGTAGCAACTTCCTGCACAGACAGGTTGTTTGCCGCAGCTATCTCTTGCGCGGTCTCTATAGTCAGTCCACCCTCTTGGGCAACTTCCTGCGCGATAATATCAATGATAGATTGCTCTTGGGCGATCGCATCAGTAGCCGCCGTAGTCGTAACAGGTTGAGCAATCGGACTAGCAGTGACACTCGAAGGAAGACCCAACGTACCTGGAGTAAACGCACCGCCCGTACCTAGAGAAGCTAACCCAGAAGGTTGTGCTGTGTTTACAGCAGGGTCAGTAGTTGGTGTCTGTAACGCCGGAACATCAACGGTGATGTCTGTGCCAGGTATCGTAATCTGGTTAATACTTGTGTTGACCGAAGGCGGAACAATCTGAGTAAACGTAGAAGGAGCTACATCAGTTACAGAAGGAGGTGACAGTTGTAGAGGTTGTGTTTGAACAGGGGCTACGTCCGTAGTCGGTGTGCCCGATATAACACCAGATGCAACACTAACATCAGGAGCCGCAATCTGCGCTGGAGCCGTAGTCGTAACATTCGGCGGAACTATGTCAGTGAATACCGCGTCAATAACATCTTGATTCGTGCCAGGTTGCGCCGGTCCAGTAGGAGTTGTAATAACCGGTTGCGCGTCAAGAACAGTTCCGTCTTGAGTAAATACTTGCGGAGATGTTTGATTGGCTGCGCCCACGTTACTTCCAGGTTGCCCAGGTCCGGTGGACATGACTGTAGGAGCAACAGCCCCCGCAATCCCAGTAGTGTCAGAAATAGCGGTCCTCTGTGCCGAGGTTAAACCCGTGCCACCGCTACCACCAGATGGAGTGGTTACAGTTTGAATGCCCGAAGGTGTGCCACCAGTTCCAGTGACATTAGAAGTGCCCGACAAAGCATTCCGTTGTGATGCGGTCAGTGTCGTAGCGCCGCCACCTAAGACTCCACCAACAATAGCCGCGTCTGCATCCCCAGTAGGTGTAAACTCTCCAGCAAGAACAGATTCTGTGATTGTAGGTTCACTAACACCCTCTTCCAAAGCACCGAGACCCGAAGAAGCAAGAATCTGTCCGCCTAATCCGCCAGGAACTAACTTGGTAAATCCTAAAGATTCAACAGCACCAGATGCCACAGCGAGAGGGATAACGCTGTCAACGTATCCCTTTTTTATAGTTTCGGCTTGATTGGCACTAACAGGGCCAAATTCACCCGCATCAATCTTAGCTTGAACGCGGCTCTCAACTTCATTGGATAATTCTCCAACAGTCAAAGTAGCGCCAAGAGTTACACCCGCAACGGGGTTCGCGATCGTCGTAGCCGCAACAGAGCCAACAATAGGTGCGCCGTAAATAACCTCGGCAAGCAGAGCCGTTGGGTCAGGGCCAAAACCACCCGTGCCAAATACAGGGTTGTTTTTAGCTTTACCCAATGTAGTGTCAGAAATACCAGCCAACGTCGCCGCACTAGCCGCACCAATGTCATCTGAAACATCTTTCAAAACATTAGCTACTTGGTTGTCTGTTCCAGTGATCTGAGACAACTGCTGCGGATTCTCGCCTAAAGCTCGTGCAAAACCAAAATCAATCTCAGGTATAACATTACCACTTGAATCAAGTTGCGGTATACCTTGGTTGTAACCATATCCATATGTTTGCGCGGGATCAAAGTAATCAATGATATTCGCCGCCGCATCAACGAATAACTCACCGCCCTTCTGAGCCCCAGCTTTTAACAAGCCACCGGCTCCAGAACCTGGTTTTGCTGCTTCTACAGCAAGAGCCTCATCCGATATCCGGCGATTCTCCGCTATCTGTGTTTCCAACGCAGTCGGAAAGCCCATGCTTGGAGGTCCGGTGTTCGCGGACGATGTAACAACCGGTGTGCCTACCGTATCGATAGGAGTACCAGAAACTAAAACACCGCCGTCCGTTGCTCCCGTGACAGCATCAAGAAGCCTACCGTCACTGCCAATCCCCATCGTGTTCGTTAACAACGGGTTTATACTCCCGCCAAGCGTACCCGATTCACCGCTGGTGCCAGGAACACCCGTATTGTTTAAAAGTTCAACCACCTGTGAACCGTCCGTTTGATTGGCTTGAGCCTGAGTAATTTGACCGGTGTTTACAAGTTCTTGAATAGTTTCCCTTGTCACACGCTCCGCGTTGGTTTCCGCAGGAGTAGTGTCGTCATCTCCGCCAATCTGTGTGTTCTCACCCAGAACGTATGTGTTTAAGAAATCAGTAACCGCGTTGCCGCCGCTAGATGCTGGTTGAACAGAAGGAGTGTCATCAACAGTAACAGAAGCAGGAGTGTCGTCCGTCTGATTGTTATAAAAAGTTGCTTGGTCTGTTCCAAACGCCTCGCGCTCATAGTCAGATATATTGTCGTCGTCAGGTGTCCCAAACGATGTAGGCGTAGTCTGTGTCGTGCCAGATAAATTAGTCTGTCCCGCCGCAAGCATAGATGAGGCATACTCGCGGTACGCGTCCGCGTCGCTCGTGCCGCCGGAACTCGTACTGCTTGAGGTAGTGGTGCTGGAACTCGTACTCGCAGGAGCCGTGTCCGCAGCGTTGTTGCGCTCCGAAACCAAATCATTCAGTTCAGCGGTCCACGATCCACCCGACGCATCTAATGCAGAGTTAATGTCCGCCTGTACTTGAGCCGTTGTTCTTGTAGGAGTCGTCGTAGTAGTCTGGTTGTCGTTGTCGTCGTTTCCACCACCGCCGCCACCGCCGCCAGAATCGCCACCAAAACAAATCTGCGGTCCAAAACCCATCATTCTAAGCAGCTTCATGCCATACACCTTTATTGGGGAACGCCCCGTCTCGTTTGCCGCGGTGCGCTAACACCTCTTTAACAAAAGGATACTGCGTGAAAAATTGCTTCCGCATCTCCTTACACATCCATAATACATCACGTTTACCATGAGGAGCGATCATGTCTACAAAAACCATGCACTCGCCAACGTCGCGAGAAAAAATTTCAGAACCTACATAGTTACGAGTTTCAAACTCCACCCGAGTCATGAACGCCCACGTTATTAAACCAACACACTCACCGTCACGATAAAATAAACGTAACTGGTCGTTCTCAATCGCCGGTAATAAACGCCAAGATATGGTCTCACACCGGAAACCACTGTATGGCTTAATCGTCGTCCAAAGCTTTAAAGCATCATTCAACATTAATAACGACCCATCTAACAATAGAATACACAACCTATACAGCAAAAACACCCGCCTTGGCAATCAAATCTATGACCAAGGTTCGCGGATCGTGGGCCACTTGTAGCTAGTCAACAACCGGAATGAAAGTATATTGGGCATTTTTCCGTGGGCCTGGGTCCCTAATGGAATTACCAACGAATGATTTTACTGGACTAATACTAGAGGTTTCGCGGGTGTGACGTACCCCCAAAAAGGGGGGGATGGGGGTTGGAATCATGGCGGAGATTGGTCCGGATCGGCCCCAGTTACCCCCTAACCGGCGCCGGCG